GCGGTCGTCTATCACTGGTTACGGCACAAGCCTTACTTGTGGAAGGTAAACGGTTCGAACGTAACCGGCAGTTTATTGGATTCATTGATTTTCCCTACGCTAGCGTTTGGCCTTTGGATGCCAGAGTTGGTGCTAGGTCAATTTTTAGCCAAGGTAGCCGGTGGCTACTGTTGGGCACTCTGGTTCAACCGCAATGATACACTTTCACGGCACGCCCATTAGTGGCGCGGAAGCGATTGTCAGCAGGCTTTTACTGAGCCGCTTTGCTTTTGTCAGCTTTGCGCGTCCTGACCAGATGGCTCTAGTTTCTGAAACGGCAGCAGGATTTGCCCTAGACAATGGGGCCTTCAGTTTCTGGAAGCGGCAGCAGGAGATGGATTGGGACTTGTACCGCAGTTGGGTCTTGGATTGGTATCGGCACCCAGCGTATCAGTTTGCAATCTTACCGGATGTAATCGGCGGTTCGGAGGCTCAGAACGATGACTTGCTGACAGAATATGCCTTACCGAAGGGGGTGCCTGTCTTTCACCAAGGCGAATCCTTGGAGCGCCTGGAGCGATTAGCGGATCAGTATGACCGGGTAGCGTTGGGGGCCACAGAAGCGCACATCCCAAGTGAAACCTTCTACTCTTGGCTAGATGACTGTATGACGGTCTTGTGTGACACAGAGGGCAAGCCAAAGGTTCGGATACACGGGCTACGAATGCTCAACCCTGAAATCTTTCAGCGCTACCCCTTTAGCAGTTGTGATTCCACAAATCTTGGACAGAACTACAACACGCCAGCTCGCTGGAATGGGACCTACAATCCGGTGGGTCCAGAGATGCGAGGGATGGTATTACGGGACCGGATTGAATCGTTTCAAGCCCCTTGTCGGTTTGAGCGTCCACGCTATCAACAGATTTCTTTGTTTGCGTCATGACTAGAAACGAAGAGGCGGACGCCTACGTTCAGCAGCAATGGCTGGAAGAGGTGGATGAGGTTCTGAAGCTGCGGGACCTGTACGAAGAGACGCGGCGTACCAGGGCCTTTGACTTCTATGAGCCCTACCCGTTTCAGTTGCGCTTCCATGAGGCGCGAGACGATCAGGGCAACCGGGCGCGGCAGCGCTGTTTGATGGCCGGGAACAAGACGGGCAAGACGTACTCCGGTGCAATGGAGGTGGCCTATCACCTGACGGGGATTTACCCGGACTGGTGGCAGGGTGTGCGCTTTGAGAGGCCGATTCAAGCCTGGTGTGCAGGCAAGAGCCACTACGCCACCCGCGACATCGTGCAAGCGGAGCTGTTGGGCGAGTCAGGCGATCCTGATGCGTTTGGGACCGGCGCGATTCCACGGGACTTGATTATCAAGACCGAGCGCAACCCCGGCGTGCCGAATGCGATTGGCTTTGCGCTGATCAAGCATGTCAGTGGTCGCAACAGCCGCTTACAGTTCAAGAGTTATGATTCGGGTCCAGCGGCCTGGATGGGGGTAGCGGTGGACTATGTCTGGCTGGATGAGGAGCCACCCCAGGAGATTTACAGCCAGGCGCTGCGTTCTACGCTGAAGTCTGGGGGTCCGGTAGCCTTGACCTTTACGCCAGAGAATGGCGTCACCGGCGTAGTGGGCATGTTTCTAAACGAGCGCAAGGCGGGTCAGTCGTTGATTCAGGCGACCTGGGATGATGCGCCCCATCTGAGCTTGGAGGTACGCGAAGAGATCCTGGCAGCGTTGCCTCCGCATGAGCGGTTAATGCGCTCCAAGGGCATCCCGATGTTAGGTTCAGGGCAAGTGTTCCCGGTACCGGAAGACAACATCAGTTGCCCGGCCTTTCCGATTCCAGAGCACTGGGCGCGGATTGCAGGCATTGACTTTGGCTTTGACCACCCTACGGCCTGTGTCTGGCTGGCTCATGACCGGGACACTGACACGGTCTATCTCTATGACGCCTATCGGGAGAAGGGCAGTGGGATGTTGCAACACGCCGAGGCCATCAAGCACAGAGGCCCCTGGATTCCGGTAGCCTGGCCGCATGACGGTAGTATCCATGACAAGGGTAGTGGCGAAGCCTTGGCAACACAGTACCGGCGGGCAGGGATTCGCTTTCTAGGAAGCCACTTCACGAACCCGGAAGGCGGGATTGCGGTGGAGCCGGGGATCATGGCGTTACTGACGCGGATGCAGACGGGGCGCTTCAAGGTCTTCAACCATCTCGACACCTGGTTTCAGGAGTTTCGGATGTACCACAGGAAGGACGGCAAGATTGTGCGCAAGGTCGATGACTTGATGTCGGCCACCAGGTATGCCGCACAAAGCCTCAGATACGCCATCACGAACAGTTTCCAGCCCAGACCTTCTGTAGCCGTGGGCAGTCTCTCAGACGGCACCTTCGACCCCTTTGACTTCTGGGTCAAACACCCCACCCCGGAAAGCTATGGCCCGCTCAATTGACTTCAACCCCAGAGCCTTGCTAGGCCAGCGTCAGCGTGAGTTTCAGCAACTGCAGGAATCGGGACGCTCTGCACAGGAAGCTTATCAGAAGCTCTACCCGGACTACCAGACCGCTTACGATCAGGCGGTGGCCTTTCAGGATACCGTACAAGCCGCCTATGACGCTTTTCAAGCGAACAAGACCCAGGCCAACCTCGACAGCTACAACGCCTTGAGCGCTCAGTACAGCCAGTTACAGACCAACTACCGGCAGTATGAGCCACAGCTTCAGGAGCTGCAGGCGACAATGGCGGGAGCCTCTACACGCTTGCAGGAGATTGAAGGCGAGTTGCCGGAGCTGCAACGATCCCTACAGATTGACCGCGAAGCACCGAAGCGTCAGGTCCGCGAGCGCAGTGGCACTTCCATCCTGACCCGTGGCACCAGGAGGGCAGGTTCGGTTCGATGATTGAAAAGTGTACCCTTGCCGATGTTGATGACCTGATGGCGGATCTGCGCAACATGTACACCGAGATGGCTCCGTTTGGCAAGATGGATGAGGCCAAGTGTGTGGCTTTTCTATCAGACAGTATTGAGCATCATGTGGTCCTGAAAGCTACCGACGGCCCCCATTTGTTGGGGCACATGGGCCTACGCGCAGAAAGCCACTGGTACACGAATGATGCGGCTCTCTACGAATACTACTGTTACGTCAATCCAAGACACCGCAAGACCCGTACTGCTTTTGATCTCTACAAGGTCGCCAAGGGGGTAGCACAGGAAACCAGGCTGCCGTTTTTTTATGGCACCTTCCGCAGCCCAGAGTCTGATTTTGAGCGAGTCAACAAGTTCCTGAAACGCCAAGGGGGGCAACAGATTGGATCACAATATTTTATAGGAGCAACGTAATGGTTGATTTAGTAAATGCAGCGAAAGTAAACCTAAATAATTTAGGGAAAGGCTTAAGTGGTGGTGGCAAAGGCTCAGGAGGGGGGTCGTTAATCAGTAACCCTCTGGCTGGAATCAGTAATGATGCAATCCAAAGTGTTGCCGATAGCCTGAGCAACATCACTGTGGAAAGTTTCACACCGAACCTGGACCCAGTACAACAAGCTGTAGAAACAGTAACAGCACCTGCAGTCAAAGCAGTAGAACAAGTAGCTAAACCGGTAGAACAAGCCGTAAAGCCAGTAACAGCACCCGTAGTCAAAGCAGTAGAAGAGGTAGCGAAACCCGTAGTCAAAGCAGTAGAGCAGGTAGCGAAACCCGTAGAGCAGGTAGCCCAGACAGCAGTCCAGGCAGTCACCCCTGTGGTTGAATCCGTAGTGGATGTTGCCAAGGTTCCTGTCCAGGCAGTAGAACAGATCACAAAGATTGACGCACCAAAGGTGGTGGAGTCGGTAGTGAAGGAAACGATACTAGCGCCAGTCAAGGCAGCCGAGACAGTAGTAAAGGCGGCAGAGCCAGTAGTCAAAGCGGCTACACAGGTAGTTCAGCAACCCGTCAAAGCAGTCGAAGAGATTGCCAAGATTGATGTGCCGAAGGTTGCAGAAACGGTAGTCAAGCAGGCTGCCCAGGTACCGATCAAGACCGTTGAAACTGCCGCACAGATTGGGCTTTCTGTAGCAAAGCCAGTCATGGATTTGACCAAGATCGACTACGCCCGTGACTTCAACGAGTTATTGGACAACGCCAATGAGCTTGTGGGCACAACGCTTTTGGAAACAGGCAAGGCGCTAGAAGGCATCCCTGCCACCCTTTCCGCGTTAAGCCCTTACGGTTCTGCAGGCAGCGGTAGTGGTGGTGGTGGTGCGCAACTAGATGCCAACACCCCGAATCTAGGCGATGACCAAGTCTTCAGTGATCTGGAAACCGCTACCGGAAAGGGCTCTCAGATGTCCGAAGAGGAGCGCCTACGCCGCATCCGCCGTTTGCTGACCAACCGCTATGGCCGTGAAAAGACCATTCTAGGCGGTGCAGGAGACACAACCAGCCGCCGCAGGTATGCCGTATGAGCGAACTAGCCAGCACACTGGTGCAGGAATACGAAGCGCTCAAGGGAGAGCGCGGCAACTGGGAAAATATGTGGCAGGACATTGCCGAGTTGATGATCCCAAGGCGTGCCGACTTCACCAACCGCTACCGCGCACCGGGGGAGCAGCGGCGTGACCGGATCTACGAAAGTTCTGCCGTTCGGGCCTTGGTTCGCGCAGCCTCTGGTTTGCACAACACGCTGACCAGTTCTACCGTTCCCTGGTTTGCCTTGGAGACCGAAGACCGCGAGTTAATGAAAAACCGGCAGGTACAACTCTGGCTGGAAGACGCTACCCGCCGCTGCAACGGAATCTTCAATGCCCCCCGCAGTGGCTTTCACCAAAGCGCCCATGAGTTCTACCTGGACCTGTTGGCCTTTGGCACGGGGTGCATGTATGTGACACAGGAACCGGGCATGGGGCCTGTGTTCAAGTCTTATTTTCTGGGCCACACCTACATCGCGGAAAACAAGACGGGCATGGTGGATAGCGTCTACCGGCGTTTTGATGACACCGCCAGAAGCCTCTACCGCCAGTTTGGCAACAAGCTGCCCGATGAGATCATCAAGGCTGCCGACAAGGAACCGTTCCAGCGCTTTGAGTTGTTGCATGTGGTTCGCCCGCGTGTGAATGCACCAGGCAAGACTTCCAAGCAGAAGCCCTTCCTGTCGATCTACATCCACCCAGAGAGCCGCAAGGTGGTGCAGGAGGGCGGCTTTGAAGAGATGCCCTACATCGTCAGCCGCTGGCAAAAGAATTCGATGGAAGTCTATGGGCGAGGCCCTGGGGTAGAAGCGCTGCCTGATGTGCGAATGATTAACGAGATGGAGCGTGTCGGCTTGATTGCGCTGCAGAAGGTAGTCGATCCACCGCTCTTAGTACCGGACGATGGCTTCCTATCGCCAATCAGAACTACCCCTGGGGGACTGAACTACTACCGCGCTGGTCTGGGGCCACAGGACCGGATTGCGCCTTTGCAGACCGGCGGGCGGGTAGACCTGAATGAAGCGAAGATTGGGCAGGTACGCGCTGCGATTGACCGCACCTTCTTTTTAGATTTACTAGAGTTACCAGGCCCCACGGCAGCCGATGGGGATGTATTGCGTTTCAGCGCAACAGAGATTGCGGCACGGCAGCGAGATAGGCTTTCGATTCTAGGCCCGATTGTGGCGCGTCAGGAGGCTGAAATGCTAGGGCCTCTGGTAATCCGCACCCTATCGGTGATGCTGCGCTCTGGGATGCTCCCACCGCCACCACAGGTCTTGTTGGATGCCGACTTCAAGGTGGCGTATTCCAATCCAGTGGCAATTGCGATGCGCTCTGGTGAACTGGCTTCCATCAGTCAGTTGATTCAGTTCCTGGTGCCTTTTGCGCAACTGGACCCCACGGTCATTCAGCGTTTCCAGACAGGGCGTGTTGCAGAACTAGCCGCAGAAATCCTGAAGGTCAGCCCCAGTGTATTCAAGTCTGGCGAAGAGTTGGAAGCTGAACAACGTGCGGCAGCAGAGCAGCAGGCCCAACAGCAGGAGCTGGTACAAGCCAACGCGATTGCCGAACAACAAAACCTCATCAGCCAGAGCCGCCGCAATGAGTCGGTGGCCTATCTGAACGAAGCACGGGCACAGCGACAATGAGACTCAGCGAAAAGGAAAAGCGGCGTCTAGCGGACTACCGCACGGTCTTTCAAAGCGTTCATGGGGAACGCGTGCTTGCGGATCTATGCCAACGGCATGGGATTTTTGATCCCTGTCATGTTCCAGGGGATGCGTATTCTACCGCCTATAACGATGGGCGGCGCAGTGTAGTGGTCGACCTGCTACGCTACCTGAATACCGACCTGGAGCGTCTTACCAACCTTTTAGACAGTCCTTATGGAGACTACGACCCAAGAGGCGACAGCGTCGCAGCCATCTGAGATTCAACCTAGCCAGACGGGCCTGGCGCCCGAAGGCTCCAGCGTCAACAGCCTGGCGTTTGACCCAACCAGTCTGCCCGAAGATTTGGCGAATGAACCCAGCCTGCGCAGTTTCGATGATGTCGGCAAGCTAGCGAAAAGTTATGTACATCTAGTTAAGCGCCTGGGCGTTCCCCCGGATCAGTTAGTGCGTCTGCCCTCCAGTCCAGACGACACCGGCTGGTCTGAGGTGTATGAGCGCCTGGGCCGCCCCAATGAAGTCAGTGGTTACGAGATCAATGCCCAGGATGAGGTAACCGGCCAGTATTTGCAGGAAGCCCATAAGCTGGGGCTCTCCAAGGTGCAGGCCCGTCAACTCTATGACTGGTACACCAAGAACCAGGAGTCCAACACTGCTGCAGACCGGGACGCTTGGCAGTACCAGCAACAGAACTACGTTCAGGAATTGCAAAAGGAATGGGGGCGTGATTATGCCGCCAACACCGATGTAGCCCGCCGTGCCTTCCTGCAATTGGCGGATGCCGAAACCCTGAAGCTGGTGGAAGAGACAGGCATTGGTAACCATCCCGGCCTGGTCAAGATGATGAACAAGGTCGGCCAGTTGATGGCAGAAGATGGGCTCCTACAAAACGATGTGGGCACCAGCGGCAACGGTGGCCGCGTGGACATTGAAGGTCGCCTCAGTGAGTTGATGGCCCCAGATTCGCCCTACTGGGACGGGATGCACCGCGACCACGACAGGTATGTTCAGGAGGCCCTGCGCTTGCGAGAACTGCTAACATGACCTTAGAAGAGAAGCGTGAGCTGCGCATGGAGTGCCTGCGGCTTGCAGTAGAAAATGGGACACAGGTCGATGTCAGTGATCCGATCCCACTTGCAACCACCTATTATCTGTGGGTTATATCAGATTTAGAACCGGCACAGACCGGACAGAAACCACCGCCTAGCCGTAAACGCTAGGCACAATCCCC